TCAATAAGGGTTGTGCTTGCAATGGATGGTATGTAGAAAAAGTTATAGATGACTCAAGGGTATATTGTGAGGACTAGAAATGAGTGAGTTAGAGTTAAAAGGCATTACTCACAGTAAGGCTAGGAAAAGGATTGTCGAGGAAATCAACTCTATTGATGTATCCGAGTTTGATCCTACGCCTTGGACGAGTGAGCATATCATAAGACCGTTACCGGGGGCGCAAGAATCGTTCTTAACGACAACAGCACAAGTAGCATTTTATGGAGGTGAATTTTGCGCCTCCCTTTCTCAGCGATGAGAATGTAGAAAACCCATCTAATTCAGGGGAACTCTCATTGAGACAATCCTGAGCGAAGCCTTCTCAAAGAAGGAACGTGCAACGATCAGTCGAAAGACGTAGGCTCAAGCGAGTCGAAACGGTGGGCATCTCAAGTAGATGAAGATATGATCTGGGCTACATAGCGATATGTAGGAGTTCATAAGAGAACCGGCAGAGTAGTAGCGCACTCTGTTGAACACATGTAGGCTGCTGGTTCAGGTAAATCGGAAGGTTTGGTTCTTGATCAACTATCAAGAATACACGACCCCAACTTTGAGTCAGTTACATTCCGAAGAAACACCAAGTCGTTAAAAGGCGCTGGTGGTATTTTCAACAAGGCTGGTAAAGTTTATAAGAAGCTAGGTGCAATTCAGAAGATTAACGAACTGATGTATGTGTGGCCTTCGGGCGCAACATCGCGCTATCGTCACCTAGAACACAATGAACGGACAGCGGAAGATGACCATCAGGGTCTTGAATACTCAGCCATAGACAGATGTGGCACTAAGCAGTGATGTTTAGTTAAAAACCCTGTGAAATACTGGAAAGCTAAGGCGTAAGCTATGCCAATCGGTAGGGATGTTCTTAACAGAATGGCCCCTAGAGACTATCCCGAAAGGGAGTACGCACCAAGTGGTGTGGAAGCGCAGGGCAACTCAAGTAGTTGATGAGATAGTCCGATCTTGCACGAAAGTGTAAGCTGCAAGTAATGTTGCGGGATAGACCTAACGAGTCTATTTGAACCATTGATATTTTGACGAACTTGGTCGCTTCAACAGAGAGGCATTCTTTTACATGCTCTCTCGTATGCGTTCAAATGCAGAAGAACAATCAGTCTGTAGAGCAACATGTAACCCTGAGCCAAAGGAAGCTGAGGGTGGTTGGTTACACGAGTTCTTGAAAGGGTTTTACCTAGATGATTACGGATATCCTATTCCTGAAAACTCCGGCAAAATTCGCTGGTTTATATCTGATGAAGACGGTCATCTGGCTTGGGGCGATTCAAGGGAAGAATTACAAGCGAAATATGGCCTAGATTGTGATCCAATGAGTTTTACATTCATCGCAGCGAACATCAAAGACAATCCCGTCTTGTGTAAAAATCAGCCCTCATACCTAACTGCACTGAAGAACCTCGGACGTGTTGAAAGGGAGAGACTTTTGTACGGCTGCTGGGATGTATCCCCACAAGGTTCTGGTTACTTTAAACGTGAATGGGTTGACTTTGTAGAGCACAAGGATGTACCAAAAATGAAAAAGGTAATCCGTGCATACGACTTGGCTGCTTCTATCAAGTCAGAAATTAACAGTGACCCTGACTCAACGGCTTGTGTAAAGATAGGTATTGGTGAAGATGGTTATATCTACGTACTAAATGCAAAAGAGATTCTTGCAAGACCTGCTGGCGTGGCAAAGTTGATCCAAGATACTGCCGAATATGATGGCAGGAACGTACCAATAAGCCTCCCGCAGGACGCTGCCGCAGGTGGTTTGATCCAGTTTGAACATTATGCCAAACCTTTAATCTTGGCTGGCTATAAGGTAAAGCGTTCCAAGACAAGGAAGGGCAAGCTTGAGAGATTCTCTGGTTTCTCCAACGCCGCTGAGAATGGTATGGTATGTATCGTGAAGGGTGACTGGAATGATAAGTACATATCGCAGCTTGAGAACTTTGACCCAGAGAGGCGCAGGCAGCACGACGATTTCGTGGATTGCACATCTGATGGCTACAACTGGCTAATCTCCGGCAAAAAACTCCCCGAAAAATTCAAAATCCCATCCCTAACCAAAATGAACGAGTTTGCAAGCAGAATGTTCTAGCCAAAACAATCCAGTCAAAAACTTGACACTTCAAACTAAATAGTGTCAAACTATTGACACGTACATATCATATCTCTACTATGTAATCAATCGAACGGGGCGGCTTATTCGCCCCAACTTATTTCGGAGGAAACAATGGCAGATAAACGAGCCACAATTCCTCGTGAAATTGGACGAACCGGACTACGTTACACCACGAAGAATATTGTCGATGATGAACTGGCACCAGAACTACGCTGGCCTCATTCTCTAACAACATTCGACAAGATGAAATCTGATCCACTGGTTTCCGGCTCCCTTATGATGATCAAGCAGTACATTCGTAAGGTGGAATGGGATATTGAGCCAGTTGGTGGTGTCAACGCTTCTGATGAAGATAAAGCTACAGCCGAGATTATCCGTGACGCACTATTCATGAGAATGGCACGGTCATGGGATCAGGTGGTGGCTGATATATTATCTTTCATCGAGTACGGTTTCTCTTTTCACGAACCCACGTACAAAGTGTATAAAGGGAATTTCATCTGGAAAGATTTTCCTTCCCGATCACAGAAAACAATCTCTGGCTTTAAGTTTGATGAACGAGGTAATCTTGATCAAATCAAACAGTGTCCAGCTAATCTAGCAGGATTCACTCCTAAAGCTACAACAGAGATCGAGATTCCTTATTCACGACTCTTACATTTCCGCACTGACTCTGAGCGAAACAATCCTCTGGGACGTTCTATTCTAAAGAATGCCTACTACGCTTGGGACAAGAAAACCAAGCTAGAGTATTACGAAGCTGTTGGTATTGAGCGTGAAATGAACGGTTTGCCTGTATTCCGTATTCCAATGGAATATTTCATGGCTGATCCACAAGAAGATCCAGATCGCTATAAAGTGTTCCAAGACTTCATTCGTATTGGTACTAATGTCCGTAACAATGAACAGGCTTGCTTGTTCTTGCCAAGTGATACGGACGAGACATCTAACAAAGAGTTGTTCAACTTCGATCTTGTGGCAAGCCGTGGTACACGTTCTATTGATACATCTAAAGTGATTGAGCGTTACGATTATCGTATTGCACAGAGTATGTTGTCAGACTTCATCCTGATGGGGTCATCATCTAGTGGTTCGTTTGCATTGTCAGATAATAAGATTGGCACCTTCATTCAGACATTAGAAGCCTATCTGGAAATCATTGCTGAACAGTTTAACCGTAAGGCTATTCCTACGTTGTACAAAATGAACGGTTGGGATGATAGCAAAACGTGTAGACTGGTTCATAAGCCAATTGGGGCTGCTAGTTTGGCTGATCTTGGTGGATTCTTGCAGAATATTTCCAGTTATATTGTTGCTGACGCCTCACTAGAAAACGCATTGCGTAAACGTGCTGATCTACCAGAGCGTGACGACAGCAGTACATTCTTGGATACCCCTGTCAATGTCCATCAGGCAATATCTCAACGAATTGGTATGACCAAGAACGCTGACAAGGAAGCTGCTACAGCCTCCCCTCAGGAGTTGGCCGAACAAGACGATGCTTTAGTTGAGGGGCTAATCAAAAGTCTTGATGGTAAGTATTCTGGAGACTCTTGATGAATATAGACGAAGATCTTTTAGATGGTGACTTCGTGTATTTATACTGGATACACCTACCAGAGCATGACGATATTACCAAGCAGGGATATGTTGGGTACACGAAAGACTACAATAAACGGATGAAAGACCACACTTACAGTTACAAACATTATACAGAAACTGGGCAAACTCATCACCCCTGTCTTTATCAGGCATTTGATAAGTACGGTATTGAGAATATGGTTTCTGAAGTAGTCTTCTATGGCGATAAAGATTCAACGTATTCGATGGAAGCTCTGTTGAGAGCGGAGACTTACGTTGGCTGGAACGTTGTCAAAGGAGGCAATGTAGGTAATCGTGGAGTAGCGCTGTCCGAGGAAACAAAACGTAAGATTAGTATAGCCAAGACTGGGCAAAAACAATCGGCGGAGACCATACGTAAGCGGGTGAAATCTAGGGCGGGTTATTGCCACTCTGAGGAAACTAAAGCTAAGATGTCTAAGTCTATCTCTGAAGCTATGCGACTAAAGCACACGCCAGAAGAACGCTCTGAGCGAAGTAGACGTGCTGCACAAACTGCAAAAGCGAACGGGTACGTCCAGACAGCTGAGACACAGCGTAAGAAAAGTGAGGCTATGAAGAAATACGGATTGGCCTCATCTGTCATAGCGAAAGGTCAACAACATTTACAAGATGTTAAGAATGATCTTGGTCAGTACGGTCGAGCCTTCCATCCGAAGCATAAATACTTGTACGAATGTCCCCATGGTATTTTCGGTGAGCTGAATACAGTTGCTGAACTGGAAGGTAAGAACTCACCAGCAGCTGTCAGGCTATTATTCAACTCTGAGGAATCCCCTGAGTTCGTTAAACACAAACGTGGAACTGATGAATACTGGGAATGTTTGAAGAAGCTAAGGGATCTAGTACCTGATGAGGTTCTTGAAAAATATGCCAAGTACGAAGAACGAGTCTGGCAAGGTTACCAAGGGGACGCATAATGATTGATAAAGATAACATGATTAAAGCCCTCTCCGAGTTCATCGAAAAGCATTTTGGTGAGACACAAGCTAAATCAGAGCCAACGATTGAAGTGGCTA